CCAGCCGGTGGTCAAACAACCCCAGCTACCAGTAATAGTGGGGACGACACATCTGGCTCTCCTGGCGGTTCTGGTTATGTCTACACCTCTTCTACAGCTAAAAATTATCCTAACGGATGTCTAGTCAATTCTACTCATTACCTCACAAATGCTAAAACCATAGCAGGTAATAATTCTTTTATTTCTCCCACAGGTTCATCTGAAACCGGTCATTCTGGTAATGGGTATTGTCGAATTACTGTTATTGAATGCAATAGTACAGCGTTATATGCCAAAGTAAACAATTCACTGAAAAAAGCAACATCTATTTATTTTAAAATGAATAATAAAATTTATGGTATAGGTGCAGATAATAGTAGTAATACAAATATGAATTTTAGTTATACTGGTTCTGTGCAAACAGCCACATTAGATCCCGGTAAATATATACTTGAATGTTGGGGTGCTCAAGGCGGATCTTATAGTTCATATAGTGGCGGAGCTGGTGGTTATTCCATTGGAACAATTACTCTTTCTCAACGAACCAATTTATATATTTATGTAGGTGGACAACCAGCTACTCAAACTTCTACTGGAGCAACTTCTGGTGGTTTTAATGGTGGTGGTGCAGGTTGTTCAAGAACATATAATTATAGCACTTATGGACAAGGTGGAGGCGGAGCCAGCGATATCCGTATAGGTCAAGATAGTTTTTATGCCAGAGTAATTGTTGCTGGTGGTGGAGGTGGTTCTTCATCAGAAGACTCTTTCACTACTAAATATGGTGGTGGTATATCTGGTGGTTCTTCTGTATCTGGTTATGGTGCTACGCAAACATCAGCTGGTACAAATGGTTTATTTGGACAAGGAGGAGCTGCGACTACTTCCGGAACCAATTATAATTATGGTTCTGGAGGCGGTGGAGGAGGTTTCTATGGTGGTGGCGCTTGTTCAAGTTATAGTGACAGTACAAATTATAGAACATATAATGGCGGAGGATCTGGATATGTTTATACATCCAATACTGCTTCTAATTATCCATCAGGGTGCTTATTAAACTCCTCATATTATCTTACTAATGCACAAACTATATCTGGGAATCAAAACTTCCAATCTCCTACTGGTGATACTGAAACTGGACACGTAGGTAATGGATATGTTAAAATCACCAAATTAACAGATACCATTTATTTAAGTTCCAATAGTGATGTAATTGACTTTGATTATACTGGTGCTGTTCAATCAGTCACATTAAATGCTGGCACATATACTTTAGAGTGCTGGGGTGCTCAAGGTGGTTATCGTTCTTCATCTTCATATGGAGGAGCAGGTGGTTATTCAATAGGAACTCTTTCTTTATCCTCTAAAACAACTCTCTATATATATGTAGGCGGTTCTGGTAATTCTGTTACTTCGGCAAATTCTAGTGGTTATTATCCTGGTGGTTTTAATGGTGGTGGATATAGAAACACTTATAAAGGCGGTGGTGGTGCCACTGATATAAGAATAGGTACAGATTCTTTATATTCCAGAGTAATTGTTGCTGGCGGTGGAGGTTCTGATGGTTCATCTTCTCAATCTGGTGGTTATGCTGGCGGTACATCTGGTGCTAGAGGATCATTTGGTTATGGTTCTTATGGTTATGGAGGAAATCAAACTGCTACTTATTCATCTCTGAACGCAATCGCTTCTCAGGGAACTAACAACAATTCATCTGATTGTGCCGCTGGTTTTGGCTTTGGTGGTTTCGGATGTTATTCTTCATCTGGTTACGGTGGAGCTGGTGGTGGAGGATGGTACGGTGGACAAGGTACTTATCCTGATGGTTCTGGAGATGATGATGGCGGCGGAGGTGGCGGTTCAGGATATGTATATACATCATCTACAGCTAAAAATTATCCTCAAGGATGTCTGCTTAATTCGTCATATTATCTTACTGACGCTCAAACGATAGCCGGTAATCAAGCTTTTACATCGCCCGAAGGCACATCCGAAACTGGTCACTCTGGTAACGGATTCTGCAGAATTACAAACATGACCCCAAAACAATACGGAATGTTTATAAAGCGAAATGGAGCGTGGATGCATATAGATTTATAAAGGAGGGCTTCAAAAATGCCAATTGTATTTCATGGAACTGGCGGTGGAGGCGGTGGTACTTGGAGCAAAGTCAAGGAGAAGCCTGACTGGACCAATTGCACTGTAATGTATGGGGGAACTGCTCTCTCATCATCTGCTACTACAACAGACTCTGCTGCTCAATATAAAGTAATTTCAAGATCTACTGGTTCGACAGGAGATATCTTTACAAAATCTGCAACTCTTCCAAAAGGATTATATAGTGTTATGATCCGAATGAAAGTTTCTACAATCTCTTCTAGTTCTAATGTTTTCAAATTAACAATTGTAGATGGTTCTACTACAACAACTAAATATATTAGGCCAAGTATGTTTAAAACTGCTAACGGTTATACCACTCTTGGAACTGCTGTTGAAAATACTTCTGGAACTCTTAGAGTAACTTTAAGTATTTATAATACACTATCAAATCAGACAGTTTGTGTAGATTACTTAGCTATTACTCCTGCAATGGTTGGAGTTACATCAATTGCGTAAGGAGGTGGATATATGGCTGATACAATAGTGACTGCTGAAAAGCTAAATGAAATAAAAACAAAAATAAATAACGAATTAAAAAATAGAAGAACATATACGAATCATGGGATTAATGTGACTCAATATCAAGGTTCTGCATGGGATTTTTCTGCTACTTCTGGTCGTGAAGTGACGAATGATCAGTTACATAAGTTAGTTGATCCGATGCTACAAATAAATGATTTTATGCAAGATAATACTTTAATTGGCGACAAACCCACTACTATACCAGATTTGACTACTGTAGAAAAATTTGTAGATAATCTTACAACTAAAGGTCAGACAAGTTCTGATTCTGGATGTCGTGGATCATGTGCTGGATTATGCTATGGCGCTTGTTATTCTGGATGCACAGGATGCAGTTCTTGTAGTGGTAATTGTTATACATCATGTGGAGATGGATGCGCCGGATGTTCTGGATCATGCAGCGGATGTTCTGGATGCTCTACTTCTTGCAGTGGATGCAGCTCTGGATGTACTGGAACATGCGATAGTAGCTGTAGCGGTGGTTGTAGCGGCGGTTGTTCTGGATGTAATGGATGTTCAGGATGTACTGCTAACTGTAGTGGTTCTTGTGGTGGTTCTTCATGTACTGGTTGTGGCTCTGGATGCACTGGACAATGTGGCGCTAGCTCTAAGGGAGGATCTTGTAAAAATAATTGTTCTTCGGGATGTACTGCTTCATGCGGGCAGTGCTCTGGATGTTCAGGTGGTTGTATGGGAAGTTGTAGTTCTTGCAGTTCTTGTTCTGGTGGCTGTTCTAGTGTGACGGTTGCAGTGGTTGTGGTGGATGTAGCGGTAGTTGCAAAGGCTGCTCTGGATGTGGTAGTGGCTGTGAATCTGGTTGTAGTAGTGATTGTCAAGCTGGATGCTCTGGAGTTTGTCAATCTGGCTGTGCTTCATCTTGTCAAGGTTGTTCAGGTTCATGTTCTGCGGGGTGTTCTGGCTGTGGATCTTGTGACGCTTCCTGTTCTACAAACTGCTCTTCTACTTGCGGTACTACTTGTTCAGGAACTTGTTTTGGAGTGGCTAAGTCTATATGATTTAGCTGTTCTTTATTAAAATATTAAATGAATAAACGGAGGAAATTTATATGAGAACTTTAAAAATTGATATTGCTGAAGATACTGTAAGTAAAATTCAAAGAATTCATTCTGAGACAGAAGCTAGAATGTTACTGTTAAATAGATTAATGGAAACGCATAAAGACGATGCAAGTTTTATTGACTCTGCTCTTTTTAAAAAATATCATGAGGAATATGTAACTATGTCCACTGCTTTCGATGAAGCAAAACATGTGTTAGAAACTGACTATATCCCTAAATATTTACAGGACCATCAGCTTAACTGGAATCTGGATTATGCAACTTGTCAGCTTAATGTTGACATCTTATGTGATTGTGACATTCCAGAATTAAATTAAGGGGTGCTATATATGGTATCACGTAATTATAGAAAAGGAATGCAGTTTACCGACACTATTGCTCACTTATATCCTGAGTTAACCGAAAGAGCAAAAGATGCTGGGTATAAAAGACCTTTAACACAGAGTTTAACGTTCCAAGTAACTGACGATTGTAATCTTGCATGTACTTATTGTTATCAGACTTGCAAAGGAAAACGTCGAATGTCATTTGAAACAGCAAAAAAAGCTGTAGATATGTTACTTACTGGAGATAAAGGAATGTCTGAATACATCAACCCTATTTCTTCTCCAGGAGTGATTATTGAGTTTATCGGTGGCGAACCATTCCTTGAAGTTGAATTGATTCAGCAAATCTATGAATATTTTCTTGATCGTGCAATAGAGCTTAATCATCCGTGGGCAACTTTACATAGAATCTCTATTTGTTCTAATGGAATTTTATATTTTGATCCCAAAGTACAGGAATTTTTAAATAAGTATAAATACAACCTCAGTTTTTCAGTGACTGTTGATGGCAATAAAGAATTGCATGATGCATGTAGAGTGTTTCCTGACGGGAGACCAAGTTATGATCTTGCCGTGGCTGCTGCAAAAGATTGGATGGATAAAGGCGGAGTTATGGGAAGTAAAATTACTATAGCTCCAGGCAATGTTATGCATTTATACGAAGCTCTCACTCATATGGTTGAACTTGGGTATGATGATATAAATGCAAACTGTGTATATGAAAAAGGCTGGACTACAACTCATGCAGTAGTTTTGTATGCAGAAATGAAACGAGTTGCTGATTATTTCTTAGACACTGACTTGAATTTCTTAGATGGAAGCTTCAGATGTTCTCTGTACGAAAATAATTTCTTCCATCCGAAAGAAGAGAATGATCTTCAGAACTGGTGTGGTGGAAATGGAGTTATGTTATCTGTCGATCCTGATGGAGTTTTTTATCCTTGTATTAGATATATGGAATCTTCTCTTAATGGTGAGCAGGAACCATACTCTATTGGTAATGTAGATGATGGAATCTGTGCTCATGATTGTGAGAAATGTCGTGTAGTCGCACTGAAGAAAGTTGATCGTAGAACTCAAAGTACAGATGAATGTTTTAACTGTCCTATCGCTGAGGGATGTAGTTGGTGTACAGCTTATAACTATCAAGTATTTGGAACCCCAGATGCAAGAGCAACATTCATTTGTGTTATGCATAAAGCTCGTGCTCTCGGTAATATCTACTTCTGGAATAAATATTACAGAAAACATAATATGTCTACAAGAATGAAAATGCATATTCCTGATGAATGGGCTTTGGAAATCATAAGTCAATCTGAACTGGATATGCTAAAAGAATTATCAAAGGAGGATGCTTAAATGAAACTTATTTTAAAAGACAAACAGGAAATTGAAATTTCCAATACAAATATTAATTATAACACTAATTTAAGTGAAGATGAGCGTAGAAGTATTACTTTTGTTTTAGATGAGCCAACTCTTACTACAGAAAATCTCATTAAAATGCTCACAAGAGAAAATCTTGAACATATAGAAATTAATTCTGCTGCAAAAACAATTGAGAAAGAAAATTTAAAGCTTATTACTGTATCTGAAAATCTCACAGATGATCATTATAGAATTGAAATAAGACTTTCAACTAATTAATCGAGAGGGCTAACTACCCTCTCTTTTTATGTTATGTTTTAACATTTCTTTTAATGACTTATGTCATTATCTTTAATTCAATTCAAAAGGAGGCTTGATATTATGCCAGAAATCAAAGGTATTGATGTTTCCAGATGGAATGGAAAAATCGACTGGAAAACCGTTGCTAATTATGGAATGGGCTTCGCTATCCTACGAATCACAGAAAAAGGAAATATTATTGATAGCACATTCGAACCTAATTATAAAGGCTGTATTGAGAATAAAATTCCTGTTGGAGTCTATAAATACAGCTATGCTACTACTATTGCTCAGATTAAAAATGAAGCAAATGTAGTTATTAAAACATTGAATAAAAGAAAACTGGATTATCCAGTGTTTCTTGATATAGAGGATAAATGTCAGGAGAATTTATCTGACAATTTAATGATGAAAATGATCGAAGCGTTTAGAGCTATTATTGTCAAAGCTGGATATAAATTTGGTATTTATTGCGGCTATTCTTGGTATCAGAACCAGTTACCAGAAGGTGCTAAAAAGTATGATTGTTGGGTTGCCCGATATCCTAATAATGATACCGGTGAATTACAGGAAAGATTAAGAGTTCCTGCTTCTACTGGTGTTATTGGATGGCAATACTCTAGTAAGGCAACCATTCCTGGAATTCCAACAAAAACCGATCGAAGTGTATTCTATAAAGACTATTCTAAATCTTCTACTACTTCTACAGACTCTCCCAAACCAACAACTACACAAGGAAGTGACGCTATGAACAAAGAAAAGGCTATTGATGCTCTTATTGCTTGCGCTGAAAATGAGGTTGGATATTTAGAGAAGAAATCTAATTCTCAGCTTGATGATAAAACTGCAAATGCAGGTTACAATAACTACACTAAATACTGGAGAGACGTATATCCTCAGTATCAGGCACAGGCTTGGTGTGCAGCGTTTGTGAGTTGGTGCATGATGAAAACATTCGGCTTAGAGACAACTAAAAAACTCCTTAAACATTGGCCTTATGTATACTGTCCTACTCTTGGAAATCTCTTTACAAAGTATGCAAATCCACAGCGAGGAGACATTGTGATCTTCTATCGTAACGGTACTTTTGCACATACAGGAATTGTCACAAAAGTTGAAGGTGATAAGTTTTATACTATTGAAGGGAATACTTCAGCTGGCTCTACTGTTGTTCCAAATGGTGGAGGAGTTTTTGCTAAATCTTATTACAATTCTAATCTTCCAGGCACTAAATTCTGTCGTCCAGACTATTCTATTGTCACATCTATTTTAACATCTACTGCACCTGTACAGCCATCTTATACTGCATGGGTAGGTTCTTGTACAGCTAATGGAACAGATGTATTCTCAGACGCTACAGGAGCTTCTAAGCTAAGTACATATCCTAAACTTAATGCAGGTAATCTTGTGGATATCATCGGTGAATCTGGTACAAGATATCAGGTTCGTATCGCTGCAAAATATATAGGGTATGTAGAAAAATCTAACATTAAAAATCCTAATACTCCTGCTGCAACAACTACAAAAAAATATCCATTTGTAGGAAAAGTAACTGCAAGTAAATTGAATGTTCGCAAAAAACCCGGTACTGAACATCCATTACTTCCAGAGTATCCGATGTTAAATAAAGACAATCTTGTTAATGTCCTCGGAGTTACAAAAGATACTAAAGGTAACAGATGGTACAAAGTATCAATTACTAAAAATGAATATGTTGGCTATGTATCAGCCAAATATATTACTAAGGCATAAGGAGGTACATCATGGGTATTGAACAGATACAGAAAATCCATGAGTTTGGTGAGATCAATGTGATCATATCTATACTTCTTTGTGCAATGCTTGTTATAGCTTTAAGAGCTGGATGGGAGAAACTTCTTGATGCTCTTGGTCTCGAAACAAAAGCATCTCTACAGAAGAAAGCTTTAGAGAAGAAGTTGTCTGATATGGAACAGAAAATTGCTGATTTTGAGCAGTCTCAGCATAATTATCATGATCAGTCCATTAATATCAGAGATAAACTCGAAGATAATCAGAAAGTCTTACAGGATGGCATTAATGAACTGAAGACGCTTCTCATCAATAAAGAAATTGATGATATAAGAACAACTATTTTAGAATTCTCTAATACTGTTATGAACGACAGAGACTATAATAAAGAACAATACGAACATATTATTGATTTGTATGATAAATATGAAAAAATTCTTGAACAGAATGGGATGACTAATGGTCGTGTTACTGCTTCCATGGAATTCGTATTAAAAAACTATCAAGATTTAATGGACAATGGTTTTAAAAAATAATCCTTGCATTTATGTAGGGATTATTTTTTATGGGGAAGGCTACATGGAAAATAAATTTTTATCACCTGAAATAAATCAAAAAATTTATGATTATTGTAAAAATACGATTACTGATTCACTGAAATTTTACTTATATATACATATTGTCCCAAAAGAAATAAATTCATATGGACATGATAAGTATTATGTAGGAATTACTTCGAGACATCCTAAAATACGATGGATGAACGGGCTTGGATATAAAACACAAATGTTTTATAGAGCAATTGAAAAATATGGCTGGGATAACATCGAACATAAAATTATTGCCTCAAATTTAATCCAAACCGAAGCTGAAGAATTGGAAAAAGAAATTATTTTATATTTAAAATCTAATCAACCAGAATATGGATACAATATTGCTTCTGGTGGAATGTTTGTTGGTGGACATTGTGTAAAAATTGCTCAATATGACTTAGATGGAAATTTTATTAAATCATATCCCAGCATAGGAAACGCTGCATTAGAAATAAATCAAAATAAAGAGAGTGGTGGAATACGTTGGGCACTATCTCAAGAAGGCCGTACATGGAAGGGATTTATGTGGAGAGAATATGAAGAAGATCCTATACCAAAAATAGAGCCATATATACCTTATGATTGTCGTACTCCTATCTTACAATATGATTTATATGGTAACTTTATCAAAGAGTGGGATAGCCTGAAAGAAGCATCTGATTATTATAAAACTTATTGTATATCAAATGCATGCAGGCAGCTGGCTCCTACCGCTGTTGGGTTCCAATGGAAGTATAAAAACGACGACAGAATTATAAAAGATATTCATAATAGCACTAATAAGAAAACAATTTATGTATATACATTAGATGGTCAATTTATTAATCAGTATGAAAGTATTTCTGATGCAGTTAGAAAATTAAATATACCAATTAATCGTTCATATTTGGATGTGTCTAATTGTTATGCTGATATTCGGAAAAATTCTTCACATGGATATAGATGGTGCGATACATATTATGATAAATTACCACCACTATTACAACGTGGGAAACCTATTATTCAACTTAACAATAATAAGCAAATTATAAATATATTTAATAACATGAATATGGCAACTAATGAAACATCAGAAAGCCGATCAACAATTACAAACAGTTCAAACAAAGATAGATTAACCAAACGTGGATATTATTGGAAATTTGCATCTGACATATCATCAGATAATCTAAATTTTATTAATGAAGATATTAAAGAAAAATATTATGAAATGACCGCATAA